GGATTGATGCATGGGGGGTCGGAGGCGGGGGGGCGGGTGTACCCATACACCCAAGTTGCCAAAATCCCGACAGTGGCCCCACACCCGATTCCCACCGAACGCCGTGGTAGCCAGCCACGTGCTATGCTGACCCCATGGCTACTGAACTTGAGATCTACCTCAGTAAGATGCACAAACCGAACCGACTCGAAGAACTTGCGATGTCGTGCGATCGGTCTTTCAGGGAGCGCTACATTCCCGAGCACCTAGATGATGAAAGAATGCCTTTCACGATGTGGTTCTTGATGCAGTTGGGCTACTTGAGTCCTCCCTACTTCGATTGGGAGACCAAGACTGTTACGCAGTAGGTGCAGACCCAAGTTTTCGACTTGGCCCTCGTGCTACACTGACGGCAGAGAACAACGCGCCCTCCGCAGAAGCCGACAGCGCGTTGGACCCCCAGATGCCTACGGGCTGCCTGGGGGTTTTCTGTACCCACGGACAGATTTTTAATTTTCAAATTTTTTCGCGTATACGCGCGCGTATCTGCCTCCTCGCCGTCAGCGGGAACTTATTGCCACATCGACGGCATGAGAACGTAGTGTCTCAAATCCTGAGATGGCTCTCGCACGCACCTGCACCGACTGCTAGGGTGGACCCATGACAACAGTTGACGTGAAGGTGATTCTGCGCCTTGAGAATGGGGCGACAGTATCAGACGAGGAACTTGGTGTGTCCCTGACAGATGATGCAATCAGCATCGCGGCTGAGAACCTGGGTTATGGCTTAGTGGAAGACGCTTGGAGACTCGTGGTGGAGGAGGAAGGATGGACATCATCGTGAACGATGAATTGTACGAAGCGGTATGGGTCTACCTCATGCTGCACCCAGAGGTTGCTCTCGAAGACCTCGGGGTCATTGTAGTTTCACGCGACGTATACGACAAGATGTGGGAGGAAGAATGAATAACGTGATTTGGGTATCGCTCGCATTAGCAGTAGTAGCGTGGTTTTTTATTGCTGTCGTTTCGGCACGCGCTACCCTGCGTTGGTGGCGCGATAATTTCGGGGACAACGGTGTTAGCGACACAGATGTGTTGATTCACACCGCAATGGCGCTTTTCTGGCCGATCTCCCTCCCGGCAGCATGGGCCTCGTTTGGCCCGAGACCGAAGCGTGGGATCAAGGTTAAGTCGCTGCGTCGTCTGCTGATAAAGGAGGAGGAGGAGGACTGATGGGGATGCGCTATGAGCAAGATGAAGGACGAGAAGTGACAAGGTACAAGGTTCGCTGGTCTGCTCCCGGAACGGACAGCCTGATCGACTGGTGGAAGAAGCGCGGGTTTGACCCGAGCAATATCGCTGTTGATGGCATGGACTATCGCTGGCCGTTCCTGATCTACCGAGAGTTCATTCTCGATGAGAACGGCAAAAAGATAATCGAGCGGACAGGACCAGAGGATTCAGACGGTTGGCGTAACGCTGTGTTTCTGACTAACACCCGGCGTCGGTTCTCTCCGTTTGGTCCGCCGTGGTTCCTAGTGAGGAACCGCGACGAGTTTATGGAGCAGGAGGAAGAATGAATCACGAGTTTCGAGTAACGGTAGTAAGTAGCACAAAGTCGGGTTTGGAGGCAGCCGCTATTGCAAGGGCTGATAAGTTCTTCGGACCGGGTAACTGGCGCGAGTTGGACGCTGCGTTCGTAACTGAGACATTTGCGGGTAACTACGCGGGTGAATACTACTTCACGGATGTGCCGGAGATCGGTGAGAGAACGTGGGCAGTAGAACTGACCCGCAGGTATATCGAGAACGCTAGAATCAATATTGAGGACAAGAATTGATGTATGCGCAAGAACTACTACGTGACACGTATTTGATGCTGGTTGACGCGCTAGAATATCCGGCCGAACAGCGAGCAACCGCTAGTTTGGCAGACGTACTTGCTGACACGCTGCACATGATTGAACTTGGATACCGATACCTGGACCTGATGGAGTGATGATGGGACGACCGCGTAAGAAGAAAACACCCGCTTGGGTGCCCGAGGGCTACACGTTGGACTACGACCCGCGAGACTACGAACCGCACGTTCACGAGACAGAACCACTACCAGGAACCCCGGAAGGCGCTCGACTCATCTGTGCCAAGTGTGGTGCTGCACTGATTGCCAAGAACACGCACCAGGGATTCAGATGGGTGCTGAGAGCACGTTTGAGCGAAGGAGGGATCGTCTGATGGTCACCGAAGAACTGCGCATCGGGAACACTGTCCTCATCGTGACCAAGGCGTACTGTTGCCGCGAATGGACCGTTCTGGCGTACGTTCGGCTCGGTCGGTGTGGTTACTGCGGTGAAAGGCCGGTGATTCTATGACCAGGCTAACGGCACAATACATGACACAAGAAAAGCGTGAAGCCTTGTTAGAGTTCTTAAAAGGCGAGGGACTTGACCCCAGCGAAATCGTGGACGACGGCCGGTTTTCGGTGCATAATGGCTGGGTCAGCGGCAATCGGTACATCAGGAGCGAAGATGGCAAGTTCATCTACAACGCTCGACGGGTAGACGTGCTGAAAGTACCGTTTAAACAGAAGCAAAAGAACCCATTACCGGAGGTGCTGGAAGAGTGAAGAAAACGACCGTAACAGAGTCTTTTGACGAAAACGGAAAGATCGTCAAGCGGGTCACAGTGACCGAGGAAGACACGTACACCCCATATTACCTTGTCTCTGGTATTGACCCAAAGAACAACTACATCTTCTTCTGGTAACGGAACGTGGGAAAAGCCCCGGTATAAAAACCGGGGCTTTTCTCGTTTGATAAACTATATCGTGCATCATTCGAGAACGATCCGAGGAGAACTGACGTGGGTCTAGAAGGAATCCCGATCTGGGGGCAGTGGGGAATCCTCGGACTGTCTTTAGGTTTGAACATCTTTGGTGCGGTAGAATTTATCCGGGGCACTTGGACATCGCGCCGAAACCTCGACCAAGTGCAGAAGGTAGCGGACACCTACTTACGTGCGTGGGAAGTGTCTGAGAAGAAATGGGAAACCGTGGTCCCGACGTTGAACAACCTCGTAGTCACGTCGGACATGATCTTGCGCATTATCGAGTCCGCGCCACGGCCTCAGGATCGAGGGCCGTCGTGATGAGTTGGCGTCGTAACTTCAAGCGCGAAGTAGAAGAAAAGCAACGAGAGGCTGATGAGGCAGTTGCTCAGGCGACGATCAACTACATGGACGCTGTAAACCTGCAACTCATCTCGGAACGTATCGCACGTGGTCTATTGAAAATGCAAATAGAAAATCACCTTGGTCCTAAGTTGTTCGGAGTAAAGAACTGATGCGTGGTGATATGTCATTTCAAATCATGGCGGTGCTTCTCGTGTGTACCGCAATCGTTTGGTGGGTATTCTGCCTGGCGTACCACCTTCGCAGCAAGTGGTGGAAAAACCCGTATGGGCGAAATCTGATGTCTGTAGGTGCCGCTATTGCTGCTCTTCACACGATGCTGGTCGTATACATCGCAGTAGACCAGTGGACCCCTTGGCTCACAGGTATCGCTAGCGTATTGCTGTTGTGGTCCTTGTACGCGGCTGTCCGGCGAACCATTCTAATGGACCGAGCGCAGAGGCACAGAGATGACCGACACTGATATAGTCGAGACCTTGGTGATTGCTCTAGCGCGGGCTAGTGGATTACCCGAAAACGTTATCTGGTACGAGATAGATCAACTGAGGCAGGTGTACTGACAATGGCTCGAAAAATTGTTACTGTGGATGATTCTCTTCGTCTGCCGACAGCGGTGAGAAATCAGATCGCAGCCGACGTTCAAAGTGATTTGAGCAGCACTATATCGGATGTTGAAAACGCTGCGTCAGCGGCTTCTCTTAGTGCGATACAAGCCTCAAACTATGCTAGCCAGGCTGAAACTGCTGCGAATCAGGCGGTTGCAGCAGTAACAGGAGATGCTGATTCGGTTGTAGCATCATTAATTGCGGATACTGACTCAGATATTTATGCGGCCCTTCTCAGTGCTGGATTAGGCAGTGGTTTCGTTCCGACGACATTAGAAGCGGGAACTAACTACAACTCTCTTATCACCCCAGGATGGTACTTAGCCACAAGCACCTACACGAACGCACCCGCCCCAGGGAACATCGTTTTACAAGTGCAAAGAGCAGGAACATTTGCAGTTCAAACCGCCTTTTCATCTGTAAATAATGCTTCGATGTATTCTCGGCATACGTCCAACAGCGGTTCTAGTTGGAGTGCTTGGAAGAATGTCTCTTTCTCCGACCATACGCATACACCAGAATCCCTCGGTGTTTATTCTGGCAGCGATACAGACGCATTAATCGATGCTATTCAAGACTCTTTCGTAGACTCTGAAGACCTATTCGTATCGTGGACAAAAGAAACGGGTTTCACGTCTGGGACTACATCACTTCCTATTTTCATCGCACCTTTCCCCCTCAGAATCACGTCAGTTGCTCTTTCTAGTTATCAAGTCGGTACAACAGTTCCTACCTCAGATACAAACTGGTGGCTTACCAGAATTCGTTACACGAGGACCAGTGTTTCAACAGCGGCTGTGAACATTGCCACCAAAACTACAAGAGCCACCGCTGGGGCTGAACCAGCCGGTGAAGCAATTCTGCCTATCACTCCGTGGCGTTACGACGGTTCACTATTTGCTTCCGCTAATTTAGAAGCCAACGATGTTGTGTCTATGGTTTTTTCCGCGCAAGGTACCCCGACAGCAATCGTCGGGCCTATCACGATTACTGTGGGGTATGAGCCGCTGTGACAAAGACTAACCGCAAACCCAGAATCGCTGAATATGAGGGAGTAAACCTCCTGTGCATCGGAGACACGCATGAATATACTCTGGCTGGAAATCCGTGGAGAAATCGTACGACGATTGTTCAAAATGATCTAAAAACAATGTTCGGTCGTCAATTCATTGATGCATTTATTCAAGTAGGTGACCACACATCAACTGCCGCGACTTCCGAGTTTACAAATTACAAAGCATGGCGTGACAACATTAAGGCAGCCTTTCCTGGTATTCCCTGGGGGGAAGTTCCGGGAAACCACGATTTGATCGGAAATAATTCCAGCGGAACACCAGATTTGGTAACCCCTGCGCAATGGGCTGCGATAATGGGGTACCAGAACAAGGATAATGTCATTGATATTAAAGGCCGCGTTCGAGTTCTTTTAGTATCTCCGGCTGCTGATGCAACAGTTGGAAAAGCGTCTGTTCGTCGTTTGACGATTGATCCCGCAACGGTTGCATGGATTGATGCTCGATGCGATGAAGTACCTGACATGAAGGTAGTTATCGTCTTCCACGCACCACTTCCTAACACTGTAGGGCCACTTGATGGCTCCGCATTCTCTTCTTACGATGAACGATGGCACGCGCATTGGGATACCGGTTACGCACTTAGCGACATGATTTCTCGGCACAGCAACATCGTTGCTTGGGTCGCGGGACACACTCACTCTCGCCCGACAGAAGTAGATATCGTCAAAAAGATGACGTACGGATCAGTGTCAATCGCCTCTGTGGTGACATCAAGCCCAGCATTTCATAACCCTGACACGGGAATTTACGGACCGATCGTCACGGCTCTCGTTACAATCCTGCCAGATAGAGTAGAAGTTCGCTACCGAGACCACGGCTCTCGCCAGTGGAGAAACCCCGTACACTCGGTTCTACTGTGATAGGGTAGTTTCAAACAGATTAGGAGGCTGACCTGTGCATTCGCACTGTAGGCTATGTGAGATGATTGACCCGAGCGCACCGCACACGGTCAATGCAGACAAACTAGGTGTTTCCGAAGCGACGATTCGCAGGCATCGAAACGCACGACCAGCAAACCAGATCGAGAACTCGTTCGTAGAAGAAGAGGGAGAGGACCACTTCTTCGGAGTACCCCGTGAGTACATTACTTCGCGCGGGAAGACTGTTCGTCTAAGTGATGGCAGTTACGAAAAGATCACGTACAACCCGAATCGCGTTCTTACTGCGATGGCGTTCGAGTACGACGACATCGAGCGGGCCATCGAGAACTACGTTTACGTCCCTGATCCCCCGAGCAACCCGACCAACTCAGCGTTCATCATCAGCATGGCCGACCTACAGGTTGGTAAGGTCGATGAGAAGGGCGGCACGCCAGAACTCCAAGAACGAGTCATGCGGTCGTTCCATCGGGCCGCAGAGCGAGCCAAGGAACTCAGGTGCCAGGAGATCGTGCTGATCGATGCTGGTGACATCATCGAGAACTTCTACAACACGTCCTCACAGCGCGAGACCAACGACCGGCACCTGACCGCGCAGATCAGGACGGCCAGACGACTGTTTTGGGCCGGTATCGAGTTACTGGCCCCGATCACGAAGCGTCTGACAGTCATCTCGGTGCCCAGCAACCACGCTAGCGTCAGAAACGGCCCCAAGGCCCCCGCAGCGGGTCCGGACAACGACTTCGGCATCGACCTGAACTACGACTTGGAAGAGCGCTGCGCCGGGCGTCCAGAGTTCGCGCACGTTCAGTTCTTGCGGCCTTCGCAGTTCGAGGAAGCCGTCGTTTACACAACACTAGACGGAACGAACGTAGGGGTAGTACACGGACACCAAGCAGGGGCCTGGTACAAGGTCGGAGAGTGGTGGAAGGGTCTGTCCCATGGGCGACGGTCTGGGTTGGACCGCGCTGATGTGCTCATTTGCGGCCACTGGCACCAGGACGCCGAGTACCCTTCCGGAGATGACCGGCGTGTTTTCATCTCCCCCACGAGCGATGGAGGAAGTTCTTGGTACGCTAATCTCAAGGGTGATACAAACGGATCAGGAATGCTGACATTGGTGGTATCCGAGGGACGATGGTCCGATAAGAAGGTGGTTTGATGGCTCTTATGAAGGTAGGCGGTAACTTCCAACTGAATACGCCAGCGGGGCTTGCATATCTTAGAGCAAGATCGGCCGGTTTGCCCCCCGGAATTACCACCGCAACTCGCTCGTACGATCTTCAAATGACATGGTATAGAAACCAAGGAAAACCCGGCTATCCAAAGTGGGCGGATCATCCGGACAGATCGAAGCACGTATATCGCCCAAACGATATTAAAGATCAAGGCGGCCGAGCCCTGGACTTACCTGCTGGTGGGCCGCGAGAATGGATGTCTAAGCACGGTCCTGCGTTTGGGTGGTTCCGAAGAATTAAAGTTGAACCCTGGCATTTTGAGTATGAAGAATGGAATGATCCGAGTCGATTTCAGTCACCTGCCCCCACACCACCAACATTAGAAGAGGACGATATGTTTGAGCAGCAAGACCGTGTAACACTGCAACAGATCAAGACCAAGATGGAAAGACTTGATCCGATCTTTGTTTATTTCCGTACGACAGAAGGAAAACCTGCTGTAGCCGTGCCACGAGATTTCAAGTGGGCTATCGCACCTAGCGAAGAGATTTGGAACAAGCATCGAATGGTCATGCGTTGGCTTGGTTTAGTGGTTGACGGTTATTCTGTTAAGGAATGGGATGATGTCTTATCTGACAACGGAATTACCCCAACCGGAGACATCGTAACCTCCCCGGAAACATTCGGAGAACAGGTTGCGTGGGGCACCGTCCAAGCGTGATACACTGAACGAGTAACCAATACCAAGGAGGTTTGTGTATGATTTGGACTAGAGCATTTTGGAAGGGTGCAGCAGAACGAGCAATCAAGACTGCTGCGCAGTCCTTGGCTGCTGTTTTTGTCATCGGCGTACCTATCTTCGATCTTGATATCGTCGGTGGGCTAGCAATCGCCGGTACGGCCACGGTAGCCTCTATCCTTACCTCGATTGGTAACGCGGACTTCACCGCAGGAGAGAGGCAGCCCTGATCTTGGGGGTGATCTCGCATCTGGAAAAGAGCCGTCCTTCGGGGCGGCTCTTTTTCGTGGTAAAGTGCATTTATGGAGATTGAAGACTTGATTGAGAAATGGCAAGACGTTATCGATAACTCGGATGACTGGACAGAAAAGAATCTGGCCGAGGAATTCATTACTGACCTCAAGGATTTGACGCATGGCCGGTAAGGAACTGGAACTCCTCGATCTGAGGTTGCTTCAGGCTGCCGCAAACGGGTACTCCCCGGAAGAGATGTCGCGGAAGTACCCGAGCGTAACGCCCGCAGAAGCGGCTGTGCGGGTCAAGGAAATGCTCGCCTCACGGGACATCTGGGATGAGGTCGAGAAGCAGCAATTGCTTCTGCACAGTGCGTACGCCGTCAAGGAGAAGATGGAAGCACTTCTCGATGACCTCGACTTGCTGGATGACGTTCCGAAGCACATTGACGTTTACGTGAAGTTGCTCAAGACGATGGACGGCATTCTTGAGAAGCGCACCAAGTTGACTGAGGCCGAGATGGAGCAGATCACGCGGGCGCACGCCAGGGCAATGATGGACATGATCGAGGCTGGCTACCAGCGAGCCCGCGACCTGCTCGCGCAAGAGTACCCGATGGTTGACCTCCTAGAGATCGACGCTGCGTTCAACCAGGGAATGAAGCAAGCGTCATACGCCCAGGAAGAGGACGACTAATGGCTAACTTCCTCCCTAAAGTCGCGGAGATCGTGGCGGAGGAAGTTGAACGTAAGGGAAAGTCCGCATCTTACTTCAACGACCCCGTAGCGTGGGCCGACTACATGCTCGGAATACGTCTATGGTCCAAGCAGCGCGAAATCGCGCGGTCGGTCGTTGAGAACAAGTCCGTCGCCGTCAAGGCGGGTCACGGCGTGGGCAAGGCTCTGGCCCTGGACACCCCTATCGCCACAACTCTCGGCTGGAAGACCATCGAGACACTGCAAGTCGGAGACATGGTATTCGATGAGCAGGGCAACCCCGCACCGGTCGTAGCCAAGTCAGAAGTCTTTGACATGCCGATGTACGAGGTCACGTTCTCAGACGGAGCCGTGCTGCGCACTAATGCACCGCACGAATGGGTGACCTTGGACCACCGCGAGGCCAAAAAGGTCCGGCGCAACGGTCCTGTGACCGACTGGCGGGATCACTGGAATGCGGGAAGTGTTAAGGAGACAACAGATATCGCCAACTCGCTGACGTATGTCAACGGGTCGAACAAGCACGCCTCCAACCACATCGTTCCCATTAACCGGGCGCTACAGTTGCCTGAAGCCGACTTGCCGCTGGACCCCTACGTGGTAGGTGCGTGGCTCGGGGACGGCACGAGTTGCCGCGCAGAAATGACTCTAGGCGATGACGGACGTTATATCATTGACGAGTTTCGCAAGGTAGGCTACACGCTCGATAAAACGCCGGGCGGCAAATACCGGTACACGTTTGCGCGCCAAGGATTTGTTCAGGTAGCCAAGGGCATGAACCTGATGAACAATAAGCACATCCCCTCGGACTACCAGCGTGCTTCCGAGCACCAGCGGTGGGAGTTGCTGCGAGGCTTGATGGATACAGACGGGTTCGTTATCCACGGGAACCTGTGCGGCATTGACCTGATGAACCAGGAACTTGCTTATGACACCGTGGAACTTATCCGAGGGTTGGGGATGCGCGCCAGCATCAGTCCAGAGCGCACTTACCTGGACGGTCGTAACGTGGGCACCCGTTACCGGATCGTGTTCAACGCCCTACGGTCGCCCTTTACGCAAGGACAGTATAAGGACCAGGCGTTCAACCGGGACACCCCACTGACGCAGACCAGTCGGCGCACGATGCGCACGGTTATTTCCGTACGGGAGATCGGCCCAGGTCGCAGCCAGTGCATTCAGGTGGGGTCAGACAGTCACCTGTTCCTTGCGGGCGAGCACCTGGTGCCTACCCACAACTCATTTTTGGTTGCTGTGCTCATCTGCTGGTGGATCGACACACGCTATCCCAACGCCTTCGTCGCCTCGACAGCCCCCAACACTGCTCAGATCAACGCTATCGTCTGGCGTGAGGTTCGTAAACTCAAGAGCCTCGTGTCCAAGCGATACAAAGAAGGGTTGATCGACCACGAACTTCCCGGTTACATCACCGCTGACGCTCACTGGAAGACCGACGGAGGGGCGATCCTCGGGTTCGGTCGTAAGCCACCGGACAACAAGGAAGACGACTCCTTCCAGGGTATCCACGACTCCGCTGTGCTCGCGGTCGGTGATGAGGCTGTTGGTCTCAGCGCTGACTTGATCGAAGCACTGTCGAACATTACGTCGAACGAAGGCTCTCGACGTATCCTCATCGCCAACCCGACCAACCCCGGCTCCTACTTCGCCAAGATTTTCCGGGAAGACCTCGGGTGGGTCTGTCACACCATCTCCGTACTCGACTCTCCGAACTTCACGGACGAGAAGTATGAGATGTCACCAGAGGCTCTGGAACGACTCACCGGCCCTACGTATGTCGAAGACAAGAAGAAAGAGTTTGGCGAGAATTCCGCTCGATTCAAGGCTCGTGTTCTTGGTGAGTTCGCCAACGATGACGACTACACGCTTATCACGCAGGAAATCGTGGAAAAAGCGAAGGTTTGTGAGATCAAGCCTGACCTAGAAAAGCGGCCTGTCCTTGGTGTTGACGTAGCCCGAATGGGCACGGACAAGAGTGTTGTCTACGAGAACAACAACGGTTGTATCCGATACGTGGACTCGTGGGGAAAGACCGAGACAACAGAGACCGCCACAAGGGTTCACCGACTTGCGCTCGATAAGGGTGCAGAGATCGTATACGTAGACTCTGATGGTGTCGGTGGCGGCGTCAAGGACCAACTGGTGCTGCTCTCGAACGGCCTCTACACGGTAGTCGAGGTACACGGCTCCGGAGCGAGCCCTGACCGGCGTCAGTGGCACAACTTCCGCGCGTTTATGTGGGACTACTTCAGACTCCGTATGGCGCAGGGGCAGATCGACATTGATCCGGAAGACGAAAGCCTGCAAGATGAATTGATGGGTCCGCGTTACTCGTTCAACAAGCAATCCGGTGGTCTCGTGATCGAGTCCAAGGAAGAGATGAACGACCGTGGCTTGAAGTCTCCTGACCACGCGGACGCTGCAATTTACTCGTCGCTCAACATCGATTTGGACGATCCGCTGCTTGGATTGAACAAAGGCGATAAAATTAGAATGTCACCAGAGGAAGTCATGGTGAATGTACCTCATTACTTCACCGTTATGCGTCAACTATGATAAGGTCTTGATATGGTAAATGCCACTACTGCGGAACGTTTAGTCAATGATTTCCGCGCGGCTGTGCAGGAGATCGAATTTCTGAAGGAATCTATGGACCGGCGGGTTCTCGACATCGAGGACATCGGTTGGATTCCGCTTAACGGCAAGTCCCCAGATCAAACAGGTCTGTCTCTAGAGACTTTGCGGGATCACATCTCCGAGAAGTTGCGCGATGCTGCTGCTATTAACCCGCTGCATGTTCGGGGCGCTCAATTACGCCACTCGTACGTGTTCGGGCGCGGTATCAACTTCACCGACATCGAAGAGAAGACGCAGAAAATCATCGACAACCCGTACAACCGAGAGAAGTTGTTCTCGGTTCAGGCGTATGAGACCAACAACCTCGCGTTATTCACTGACGGCAACCTGTTTGTCATTCGGGACGAGAACACCAACATCTTCACTGTTGTTCCGATCAGCCAGATTCAGGCCGACATTACAGACCCAGACGACCCATCGAAAGTTCGGTACTTCCTGCGTCAGTGGAATGACGGTAAGGAGACGCGCAAGCGTTGGTACCCGATTGCTCGATACAAGAAGTCGATTGTCGGAAGGGGACGACGGGGTGCGAAACTACCGGAAACGATCACAATTGGTGGTGAAAAGGTGCCTGTGGCGCAGAGCGCCGTCATGTACCACCACACCACGAAGCGACAATCCGGGTGGACCTATGGAGTGCCGGACTCATTGGCCGCTGCCGTGTGGTCGGTGGCATACACGAACTACCTGACTGACAACGCTCAGTTGGTCAAGGCCCTGTCTCAGTTGGCATGGGCTGTTACAACGTCTACGAAGCCGGGGCAGAGCAACGCAGCGATGCAGGTGGCTACTCAGACAGGCATCGGTGGCACAGCGGTCATGGGCAGCGGAAACCAGTTGTCCAGCGTCGGTGTTCCCAGCGCGCAAGTTGACTTCAACAACGGGCAGCCTCTTGCTGCTCTCGTGGCTGCGTCTTTCGGTGTTCCGGTCATCGCTCTGCTGTCGTCCCCTGGCGCTACCGGTGGTTCCTACGGTGCTGCACAGACGCTCGATGAGCCGACCCTGAACGGCATGAAGGCAATTCAGGACTCGTGGAAGTTGTTCTACGAGGAAATCCTCGCGGACATCGGTTCGCCCAATGGACGTGCATCATTCCCGAACATCACGCAAGACCCGACCTACCGGAACCAGGCATCTCTCAGTTTGGCTTACGAGACCGGCGCTATCCACCAGGACGAGTACCGCGATACGGTTCTGGAAATTCTTGACGTGCAGAAGAAACACCTGGAACTTCCTGAGTCACCGGCTGCTCGTGAAGAGCGACTTGCCAAGTCAGTAGCGGCGCAAGGTAATACCGGCGTTGTGCCCGGAGGAACGAATCAGGGTGTTACGAACCATGACGACGATGCCAGCAGAGAATCGTGATAAAATGCATAGGATGAATGGGGTAATTTGATGAGCCGTCGTTTATATGAGGCTGGTGGCACTAAGCCACAGTCCAAAGGTAATGGCATCTTTGATGTTTGCATCATCAAGTCCGGATGGGGTTCCTCGGGTTACTACAGTCCGCAGTTGCTAGAGGCAGCCACAACCGCTCAGACGTTCCGACCTGGGCGCCCATCGTTTGCCAACCACCCGACCGAAGAAGAATTTGCTAACGGCAGGGATATCACCAAAATCATGGGGCGACTTATTTCAGAGCCCGAAGTTCGTGAGAGTGAAGATGGTGAAGGCGTCGAACTATGGGCGCAGATGAAGGTCAATGAGAAGTGGATTGACTTCGTTGAGGAGTACAAGGACACCATTGGCCTATCGATCTTCGCCAGCGGTGAGGTCAGCGAGGGAGAAGCCGAAGGCCGCAAGGGCTACATCGTTGAATCCTTCGACCCGAACGACCCGTATACGAGCGTTGACTTTGTTGTTGCCGCTGGTGCTGGTGGCAAGGTCGGTCGGATGCTTGAGAGTTTCAAGGCCGTCGAAGCACTAGCCAATGACCGCCGCGAGCAATTGTCTGCGCTCGTGCATGACACTCATGGAGCGGAGAAGAAGTACGTTTGGGTTCGTGACTTCGATGAAAATGAAAACGTAGTATACTTTGATGTGAGTACTGATGGTGATTTCGGCATTTTCCGTCAAGCCTATTCTGTTTTAGATGATGTGGCTGTGGAACTGCTTGGAGAGCCAGAAGAAGTCCGAGTAGAAACTACATATGTAAGCGTCCGTCAGACGACGGAATCGGTGAATACCGAAAGTAACAAGGAGAATGGAATGGCACTAGAGGCCGACGACATCAAGGCGGTTGCTGAGGCTACTGCTGCTGCTGTTATTGAAGCCCTCAAGCCGGTTCCTTCTGCCGACGAAGAGACGGACAGCCACGACGTGGCTGCTGTCGCGGAGGCCGTCGCTACGTCGGGCCTTCCTAAGTCTGCACGGGAGCGGGTTTATGAGGGTCTAAAGGTCGAGGGCGCTGATGTCAATGCGCTGATCGAGGCCGAGAAGAAGTACATCGAGGAACTAAAGGCGGACACCCCTGCTGACGAAGACCCCGGTCGAGTTCGTGAGGGTTCTGCTGCAACAACCGACTTCCGTGTAAGTGGATGGTGAGAAAGTAATGGCACTTAACCTTGTTTACCGTGGCGACCCTCGCAACAACCGCGAGCGCGTTGTCCCAGAGGGCACTGTTTCCGGTGACCCGCTGCTCATTGGTGGACGGCCAGCCGTTGCGCTGACCTCTCGCGGTGACGCTACCAAGTCGTTCACGACCCCGCAGGGTTACACGCTCTCCGGTGTTGAGAGTGGCGGCGTTGGTAACGCAACCAACTCAGCGACCGTCGCTTTTGACGGCACGTACGAGTTCGAGGGTGTTGTTTCGTCCGGTACGACCCCGGCCCCGACCAGCACTCCGCAGGACACGGCGGTTTACATCACTTCTGGTGGTGATCTAACCCTGTCAGATTCTGGCAACACGTTGTTCGGTCACGTTGACTACCCGCCTGACTATCACAAGGTTGCGGGCACTCTCCCCATCCGAATTGGAGCATGATAACGATGAGTAAGGAATACAAGGACTGGTTCACCCTTGACGGTCGGCTCACGCCGCCAGCGGGTGTAACCAAGCGCAAGGTCGAGGCCGTGCGTGAACTAGTCGAGAAGGCTCTTCGGGGCAACCGGATTGCTGCGGGGACGCTTCAGGAGGCGGTGACGACTTCGGACGCATCGCTCAACCTCGCGTACCTCGTCAACCTCAACGTGCTCCCACAGTACGACGAGGCTCCCCGCGTCTGGAACCAGATTGCCGGTACTCGATCCGTTTCCGACTTCCGTCCGGCGGTGCTCTACAGCCTGGTTGGTCAGTGGGAGGATGGCGTTCTAGGTGACGGCTCTCCGCGTCACATTGCTCCTACGGTCCCCGAGGGTGCGCCATACCCCTACAGCGTGATGGCTGGGGAAGAGTCGGCTAGTGCTGGTGTCAAGAAGCGTGGTTTCAAGACCGCGTTCACGTTCGAGGCGTTCATCAACGACGCCATCGGGTTCCTCCGGAACCTTCCGAACGAGATGCTTCAGGTCGCTCTCGACACCGAGGAGTACGAGGTCTTCACGGCTCTCATCAACGGCGTCAGTGCTTCACAGCAGTTGACTGCGGACACCAACCCTGACGGCACACAAGTCCCGGCAAACGCACCGCTCTCCCGCGAGGCTCTGATTGCTGCTAAGTATCAGGTTTCGCAGCGTACGATCAACGGTCGCCCGATCCAGGTAACCGGTGGTTGGAAGTTGGTTGTTCCTGTCGGTCGCGGTGTTTACGCGGACTTCATTCTCAACCAGACCCTCGCCACCATCCAGGACGGTAGCCTTGCGTTCACCGCCCCTGGGTACAACCCACTGAGCGACATCACCGTGCTAGAGTCCGAGTACGTCACGGGCGATGCGTGGTACCTCGTTCCTGTTCCTGGCGCTACCCGGCGTCCAGTGCTTGAGCGTCTTCAGTTGATCGGTCACGAGGCTCCTGAACTCCGTGTGCAGAACCTCACCGGTAACTACGTTGGCGGCGGCGCGGTCAGCCCGTTCGAGGGTGACTTCGACACTGACTCCGCTGAGTTCCGTATCCGTCTCATCGGTAACGGTACCCTGTGGACCGCTAACGCAGTTGTCTGGTCGGACGGGTCAGGCGAGTGATAATGGCAGCCCCCCGTCCAGTCAGCCTGACGGCTGCTGCGACCGCCCCTGACGGCCACGCTCCTGAGCCTCTGGTCGTCGTGGGCGGGGTGCCCTCTGAGAGTCTGCCTGAGGCCACGACTTCGGTCGCTGGCATCGCGGTTCTTCCGACTCCTGGGGACTTCATCGCAGACCCGACAGGTGGAGAGACAGAAGACGCTGAGGCTCGAACCGCTATTGCAGCGATTCTAGACCTCCTCATTGCACAGGGGCTCATGGCTTCTGAGTAATACTCGATGTATTTCGCTACCAAGAAAGGGTCCGCTCAGGCGGGCCTTTTCTGTGTTAGAATGATTCTGCGCGGTGTATTGCCTCCTTCCTCCCGAGCCGCGCTAGCGGGCCGGTTGTAGCGTTCCTCCCTACGCTCCCGGCCCGCTTTTGTACGCTAGAATAGGACTGTAGAAAAGAGGCTTACATGGCTATTACTGACGACATTCGTTTGCTTATCCCAGACCTCGGTGATGGGGAAGAACAGATTTTCAGCGACGAGCAGATCGCGTCATTTGCCGTACTCGGGGGAGACGACCCATTCCTTTCCACCGCGCTTGCTCTAGAGGTTATTGCTACAGACCAGGCGTTGACTTACAAGTACGTCAAGACCGATGATCTCACGGTTGATGGTGTCAAGCCAGCCGCGCTCATCATGCAGCGGGCCAAGGACATGCGAGAGATGTCACTCAGCGCAGTCAACGACGACTTCGAGATCGTGTTCCCGCCTGTTGCTCGGCTGACACCACCACCTGAAGCCGCACCTTGGGACTACGTATGAGCCTGGGCGTGACACGACCGCTGTTTACACAGAAGTGGGTGGACGGACTCAGGGCTTCTGCTGAGTCCGCGATGGTGGCCGAGGTTGCCATCTACGAGGTTGATGGTGAGCCATCGTACGACCCTGACACTGACTCATGGACTGCGGAGACCACCACGTACTACTCCGGTAAGGCCCGTGTGCAACCGATCCGCTCAGTGTTGACTGCTGAGGCTCCGGGGAACACGTCCACAGTGCGGGGTGTTCGGTTTCAGATTCCTATTGAAGCGTTCGCTGATGATCTACGGCCTGGGATGCTCGTCACGGTAACGTCATCCCCACTCAACACGACACTTACAGAGTTCGAGTACGTCCTACACGGCGTCGTGGGCTCGTCCAACCCGTTCGAGCGCACTCTTGAAGCAAGGGTCAACCAGGAGACGGTTCATGGCTAGAGTCAGTTGGCGGGGCGATCTGAGGAAACTCCGAATGAGGATTGAGAACCTTCCACAAGAGAAGTTGGATCAGGCTGCTCGGATCATGGAAGAAGTGACCGACGAAGGCGCAGACCTGATGCGGCAGTATATCGCTACCCGTGGTATTGCCTCCGATGGTAACGGCGGTATTAAGGAAGGTCGTATCGAGTCCGGTAAGATGCTCAAAAATGTTGAGTCAGCGGTGCATAGGAACCCAAAGTCCGTGCGTGGTGAGTTTGGCTGGGGTGTCGCTGGTGGCCCCCACGAGAAGTATTTCGACTACCAGGAGAACGGTTTCCGGCATTGGCTTAGTGGTAAAAACGTTCCACCGATGCACGCGATGCTCGATGCTTTTATCAAGATGCGGGTCAAGTTCTTCGCTCGAATGAGAAGTGAGATGGGTGCTAGTTCACGATGATTGATACGACACAGACTGAAGAAAGCATTCTCGACCAGATCAAGACAGTTCTCCCGCGCGTGTATGTGAGCGAGGTTCCGTCTGGTGTCGATCCTGGTGATCCATACATCGTGGTTTATTTCGGTGACCCAATTCGGATTGCAACCGACCATCACGTAGAAAACGTACGTCACGATACGATGATCGGCTATTTCACGGTGCAGGTCATTTCTAGGACGGACAAGGCGGCTAGGGACATCAAGAACCGTGTCAAAAGCGCTCTTGTTGGATTTATCCCGTACGACAGCGGACCGATCGTTGCAGAAGGTGGGGTTTCTCGTTCTCGCAGCGCAATTGAGTCTGTCCCGCAGATGTACTACCGGGAGAATGGGTATTCATATCTCACCAATATGATCCCGGAATAAATGAAAGGACGTGGTAAACTATACCTATGGCTACTGAATTCGAGTGGTTCCGCAGCACTGCGACGGGCAAGGTCGGTAAGTATCCTGCGCGATTTGCGTCCCGACCAACGTTTGAGCGTATCGGGCACGAAGAGGCGGAATGTCTTGACTGTCTACCGCCGGTCGAGACTGTGGACGAAAACGAACTGACCGACTCTTCATACGAATACGAGTATGGGGACGAACTAGAAACAGAGGAAATCTAATGGCATTTGAGAAGGTGCTGCGGGGTAACGTTACGATTCTGTTGGCTTATCCGCAGGCGTTTGCTGATCCAACGGCTCCTACGTCCGCTGAGTTGAACGATCAGTTCGCGTACACCACCAATGAAGACGCAATGGTCTTCAACGTGTCCTGCGCGATTCTTGATGGCTACACGTTGAACATGACGGATTCGGACACGGATGACTCGATGAGCATCTGCGACATCGGCAACGTGTCAAACCCGACGTTCCAGAACTATGAGGGTTCTCTTGATGGTTTCCGGGACAAGGACGTTGACGACAACGGGGTATTCAACCTGTTCCGAGACCTTACCCTAGGTCCAGACCGCGAGTTCTACATCATCAAGCGAATCGGCTTCGCATCGACTGACGCATTTGCTGCGGGTCAGACGATCTCGATGTACGGCTTCACCACCGACTTCCCGGTTGACCTGGTTGAAGACAACGCAATGTTGAAGCACGGTGCTCGCTTCAAGCCGAACGGGAATCTTAACATCAACTACGAACTGGCTGCGTGATATAAATGGCTGACGAGAAGGTTACTTCAAACGGTAACGTTGACATCTGGGTTATCCCCAAGGCTGACGTAGCCGACTATCGCTCCCCTACCGCAACTGAGATCAACACCTACGGCACTCGGGTCACCCCCGCTATTGCCTGGGATGGCACCACGTGGCCCGGTAACACCGAGTCAAACGACGTGGACGACCGTTCCCTAGAGGATCGCGGCAATGCCACCAGCCGTGGTTTTGCACAGTTCGAGGGCACTCTCGCGTTCTTCCGGCCAAAGCCGGACGACACGAGTTCCGAGGCTGCTGAGGCTTGGAACTTGCTCAAGACCCCCCGCGTGCCGGTCATCGTCGTTACGCGAGTTCTACAGCGCACTACGAGCGTCGCAACTCCTGCCGCTGCTGGTGACTGGATCAGTGTCTACGAGTTCATCACGGACACGGTAAACGACGACACCGAGGGCGAGGACAGCGTTAAGTTCGTCGTGGGGCTCATGCCGCAGGGTAACCTTGCGGTCAACACCCAGGTCAAGAACGCTGGTCCGGTTACGCTGTCTCCGGTTACGCTCGCTCTGGATGTTGGTGACCACGGTGTTGTCAAGGCGACCCTTGGTGGTCACCGCGCTACACAGGTCGTTGAGTGGTCGTCCAGCGATGAGTCCGTTGCCACCGTTTCGTCCAACGGTGTCGTGACTGCTGTTGGCGCGGGTACGGCCAACATCACCGCAACGCACAATGCCGCAACCGGTGCAACGACCCCGTGCGTGGTTACTGTAACCTGATAGCAGTTTGTGAAAAGCCCCTGGTGGAAATCACCGGGGGCTTTTTCATGGTATGATGAATTGACATTTTCCAAGGAGGAAACAGGACATGGCTGACGTTATTGAACTGGTTGAGAAGGCCACCGAAAAAGGCACCTTCAGCATTCTCGACGCTGCTAGGGGTATTGGTTACCCGAAGGACACGGTTGACGTTTACACTGACATCGAGGCTGCGTATCTCATCAAGCACTACAACATGCAGGCTGCAGACGAACTCGACCCCGAAAAGGTCGATGAGATTGCTGCCAAGGTGGACGAACTCAAGCAGCGCATCAAGGACAGCACCTACACGTTCCACCTTCGCGGTTACGCGCCAGAGGTCGTCAAGGCAATCAACGACGAAGCCCGCGCCAAGTTCGACGTAGAAGACACCAGCAACGGCGACGCGGCTGAGTGGTGCAACTACAAGTACGTTGCTGAGGCTATCCAGTTGGTGACCCGCCCTGACGGTGCAGAAGACCACACCCACTGGACCCCGGAAAAGGTAGAGGAACTGGCGTTCATCTTGCCAGACGGCGAGTTCGACAAGATTACTTCAAAGATGTCCGAACTCGTTTTCACCGCAGCGTACTTCGATCAGGTAGTTGACGCGGATTTTTAGTCGAGGTACTGACCTGGCCCGCGAATAGGTACCTCATCACAAAGATCAAGGCGTCGATCACTGCGGGGATTCGTCCGTGCGCCATGCTGTTCTACGAGCAGCCGACTGATCCGTGGATTCCTTTCGATTTCAAGTTGCTTGAGGCTTATCAACGGCTTCAGGACGAGATTTGCCCCAAGTGCGGGCATCCAGTCTGGCTGTGCAGAAGCACAAGCAACCGGGTGCAGTTCCGCGTCAGAGAAGCCTATTGTGCAGCCGAGCGTGCCCTGAAAGAAAAGGAGAATCAGGGCAACAAGAAGATCAAGGCGTCTGAAAAGAAAGAGTGGGGTAGGTATTACTACACCGAACCATATGTCCCCGAAACCATTGGTGGTGAATTGCCGTCAAGACGGGAATACTACGAGGAATTAGCAAAGCAACACTGATAAAATGGTGTAGTGAACTTAGGAGCGTGGAATGTCTGACGGAATGGATGTCAAGGCTACACTTGACTTTGACGTAGGGGATTCTCCTCGTCGGGCAAACCAACTCGTTAATTCGATCACAAAGATTAACCCGGCAACTACCAAGGCCATTGGTGTTCTTAGTCGTCTTGAGAAGCAGGCAGTAGGTGTTGCTCAAGCAGCAAAAAGAGCAGCCAGAGAGTACAAGAACCTCGCTGGCGAACTTGCGCGTGTAAAGAAAGAAAACGCGCGGCTCTTGTCTGCGCAACCTGCGGCTGCTTCTACCCCAGCGTTGACGCTCGGGACAAAGAAGACAAAAAACTTGCTGCCTGTTGCGCAGAAGATTGCTCAAGACGCAGCATACCGCACCTACACAACGAACATCGCTGTTGCGCAAGCCAATCGAGAATCTCAGCGCCTTATCGACAAGCAGATCAACAGCCTGTCCAATCAGCGGTATGCTCTCTATGACGTAGCCCGCACGTGGACCGTTGTCTCGGCTGCAATCCTTGGTACGGCTGGTGCAGCCGCTAAGTTGTCCATCGACTACCAGCGGAACTTTGCTAACGTCGCACGTACGACCGGTGTTGTGGGGCAGGCTGCGCAAGACCTGAAGCGCGACCTCGTAGACCTCACTACCGCGATTCCCGAGGACTTCGCGGCCATTACTGAGATCGCCGCACTTGGTGGGCAGTTGAACATCGCGGCCTCTGGTATTGAGGACTTCACCAGCGTTACCGCACGGCTCACGGCTACCACAAACCTCTCTGCAGAGGCAGCCGGTACAGCGCTTGGTCGGTTCCAGGCGCTCCTTGACGTTCCGAGTTCCGAGTTCGAGAACCTGGCTTCATCAATCCTTAAGGTCGGCGTTAACTCGGTTGCTACCGAGACACAGATTGTCAACATCGCCACCCAGATTTCATCGATGGCTGATCTTGCTGGGTTCTCTGCTGCGCAAGTCGTTGGTCTCTCTGGCGCGCTCGCTTCCGTGGGTGGTCAGCCGGAACTGTCTCGTGGTACGATCACCCGCACGTTCAGCCTCATGTCTGCGGCTATCGCTGAAGGCGGCGAGAAACTAGAGAAGTTCGCGGCTGTAGCCGGTGTATCCGCTGACCAGTTTGCTAACGCTTGGGGGAAGGAAGAATTCGCGGGTATCTTCCAGCAGTTCCTCGCCAACCTTGGCACGGACGGGGACCAGGCGGTTGCGGTTCTGCATGAACTCGGCATCACGTCCGTTCGTGACGTTCCGTTGCTTCTCCGTCTTGCTGGTGCTACCGAGGTAGTCAGTGCTGCGTTCCGCGATGCCGAGACGGGATACCGGGACGCGACTGAACTGAGCAAGCAATACGGCGTCGTGGCCGAGACTGTCGCAGCCAAATTGACCGTTCTTGGGAACACGATCAAGGCTATTGCTGAGTCTGTCGGCGGCGAGGCGATGGGTCCGTTCGGTCAATTGCTGGACGTTGTGCAGAACGTCGCTGAGGCACTTCTGGTCCTGTCTCGTAATCCAATCGCTCAGTTCTTCCTGGGCACTGCTGGTGCCGTTGCCGTTCTCGTGGGTGCTCTGCTCGGCTATCGAGCATTGCAGGCTCTAATGACTGCCTCTCTTTATGCGATGGAGACAGCGCACAGGACACTGAGTTCTGAGACAGCCGCGTATCAAGTTAAGGTGCGCAGCCTAACAGGCACAATGGCCGCAAACGTCATTGGTCTTCAGCGAGCCGCTGCGGCTCAGAAGGCTTACAACCTTGCTATTTCTGAGGGGCAAGGTCGAATGGCTGCCTATACGGCTGGTGCAAAGGCTGCTATTACTGGTACAAACGGTTTGGCATCTGCCGGAAAGGTAGCCTCTAGGGCATTTCTGTGGACTGCCGTGCTGTCAGTCGGCATTGGTCTCTTGAGCGATTTCGTCAACAAGAGCCAAGATGCTGCTGCTGCTGTTGATATGTACTCGGCTTCTCTAGACCAAAACACGGCTGCAATTACCGCAAACACACGGGCTGACGTTGCTTCTAAACTATGGGACGAGGGCATTGCCCAGAAAGCACGCTCTATTGGGATTTCCGTCACCGAGTTGACAAACGCTATCCTGGGAGAAGGTTCTGCTGCTTATAATCTTCAGCAGAGATACCAGGAACTTCTTGCTACTCTTCGACCTCTAGAAGAGCAGTGGTTGCAAACACGTGACGCTTCAGCCCAAGACGCCTTCTGGGACGCCAGCGAGAAAGCAGAGATTTTCGCCGAGGTTCTTCGTTTTGTTGGCATTGAGTCGGACGCTATTTCTGATGCCCAAGAACGCCAGAAGGCCATTATTGAAGCCAGTGGTGCTGCTGCGGAAGATGCAGCATCTGGGGGTTTTGATGAACTCTTAACCAAGTTGCAAGACACCGTTGATGCCGCATTCGATGGAGTCAACTCCACTGCTGAAATGCAGAGAGCACTGTACGGTCTGGGTCAATCTCTCGCAGAGAACGGTACTTCTTTCGACGTGTTCTCTGTTGGTGGTCGTGCCAACATGGAAGCATTGCAGAAGACGATTTCTGCACTGGTCGCGGCTTCAGCCGGTGACTCGGCTACTTTGGCTTCTCTTCTTGCTGGCCTTATGCAGCAGTTGTCGGCCTATGGTGTCAACGCGGTTAATGAATTGGCTTTCGTCCAAGCCATGATTAACGAACTTGCTGGTGGTAAAGGGCTTACTGGCGTAGACTATGCTGCTCGACTTGCTGGTAATGGGCTGTCCCAGGGCTTCTCTGCTGGTGCTGCCAAGGCTGGTCGATCAGCGGGCCGCGCTTCAAAGGCAGTCAAGACTCTCACTGACTATGTGAGCGACCTTGAGGGTGTATTCACTGCTGCCTTTGATTTCCGCTTTGGCCTTGGCAACGCTCTCGATGATGTTGCCGATGCATGGCAGGCGCTCCGTGACAACTCCGAGGAAGCCGCTCAGGGCGTTCGAGATGCGCTTCAGGCTATCCGGGAAGCAGATGCCGAGATTCGTGGCCTGAACGCCGCGCAAACGACTCTAGAGTACCAACTACGGGTTGCTCAAGAGTACGGCGACGTTCTGCGCACGAATGAAATCCTCGCAGAGATGGCCGAGAATCAGGCCAAGTTGAGTGAGGCAGAGAACGACCGCGCTGATGCCCAGAAGGACTTGCGCAAGGCGCAGGACAGCATGGCTAAGTCTCTCGACGGTGGCACCGAAGCCTCACGCGAACAGCGCGATCTCGTTGAGTCGCTGCTGAAGGCGTACGCTGCACAGGTGTCTGCTCTCGCCAACACCGGCATGAGCCAGGCGGACCTCACGCGAAAGACCGCTGAGTTGCGGGCTGAGTTCGTTCGACAGATGACTCAATTGGGGTACAACTCAACCGAGGTTGAGGGCTACGCTCGGGCGTTCGATGACCTTACGTATGCTATCCAGCGCGTTCCTCGAAACATCAGCGTCTCGGCCAACACCGACCCCGCTGTGCGGGCTGTCGAAGAGTTCTTGGCAAAGGTACGTAGTTCATCGGCTAGCGTCAACATTGGTGCAAACGGGGACGGCTACAACGCTGGATACGAGGCTGGCAAGGCATACGGTCTCGGGTGGACTGCTGGTCAAGGCCTGACCCGGAAGTTGAAGGTCATCAAGGATGCCGGTGTGACCGGCGGTGTCAAGTACACCTACGACGGCGTTAACTTCTTCTTGAACAAAGGTGGTTACGTCAACCCGGCGTACCTCGCCAGCGGTGGTGTCTCCGGCCTACACCCAGGTGGTCCGAAGGGCAGCGACACCGTTCCGGCCTGGCTCACTCCTGGTGAGTTCGTGCTCAATCCACGCGCGACCGAATACTACGGCCTGCCATTTATGAATGCGCTCAACAACATGCAAGTGCCTAAGTATCTGGCTGTTGGTGGCCCGGCGTCAGGTGGTTCGGTGAGCCGTACCCCCACCGTGCAACTCGTGGAACTTCTGCCAAACCAGATTCGTCAACTTGCCGACGCATTGTACGTTAGAATTGAGTTGGACGGGAAGGAATTGGCTTCATCCGTGAACAAGGCTAACTACGGTTCAGCGACACGAGGAAACAACTGATGAGCGACAAGAGAATGTACTTCGGCACCAAAGAGCGCATGACATGGATTCCCATGCCAGCGATCAATGCCGACTTGTCCAAGGCTCGTTGGTCATCTGAGGGTGTCTTCCTCAATGGTGGCGCGTTCGTGCAGAGATCACAGGCTGCTCATATGAAGTATGTCTTCTCATGGAACCTCACATCGTATGAGGACATCTACGAGATTGCGGACTATGACGACGGCGTGTACGGAAAAGACCTTCTCTATTTCCTTGATCCATTTGCTAGCCGTGTAAACGTCTTACCTCAGTTCTGGGCAACACCAAGGCTACAGGCAGAGGGTGCGCCTTCCCTGGTAAAGAACGCCGATCCTACTCTGGTGTCCACAGCAGCGAACAACTTCTCTTACCCGACGAAAAGTGCCGTGTTTGAACTGACTTCTGGCGATGAGTTCAGATCACTATGGATTCCGATTCCGCCTGGGTATACCTTTCATTTCGGTGTGCATGGCAGTGCTACCGGAACGGCGGCCGTTACGATTCAACCGGACGGTGACTCGGCTTCAGACGTTACTCCACTAACGGTTACGACGGCGACTTTAACTAATACAACAGTCGAAGGGCCGGGCGGTGTAACAATTTCTGTTGGTGGTGAAGGATTACTTACATTGGCAGGATTGGTGGGTAAGGTTCTACCGACAGGAATGCCTGCTCCTACCGGTCGATTCTTTGGTGGTCGTGGGCACAGTGGGTGTCGTTTCTCCGGAAACGGTCTGTCCATTACCGGGTATTCTGCCCCTTCAGCGTTGGATAAGGTGGGGGCGTCTGGGACACTGATTGAAACTGGTGCGTGGGAACAGTGAAAAATACCCGGATTATTCTTGAAAAGAAGGAAGACAACAAGTTCGTTTCTGAAAATGTTGATTACTTTACTGTTCCTTCTTTCTTAGAAGAAGACCCAGATGGTTCCGGCCTCTTCAAGATTCCCCCTATCCTAAAGGAAAACCCGGCTTTTTCAGGTCTATACTCGGTACCGGTTGCTTACTTGGGGTCTGGCGGGACAGTTCTTTCTAATTTTGAGAATTTCTCCGTTCAAGAGGATGCAACCCCCATTGATCCGAGTAGTTCTTTTGGTGGCGTTGGTCAGATCACTTTCGATACGCTTGAAGACGAGGATAGCCGTCGTCTCATTGGCAATCTTACGCTCGTTGACGGCTCTCGCGGCAAGACTTCAGGTTCAGTAAAGAGCATTTCAGGAAACAACGGGCGTCTTTCCGTTGTCGCCGACAGCATCTTAGGTCTGTTCAACGTAGATCGGACAGTTCCCCCATACCGAGGGACGCTTTCTGGCGCGATCAATTACTACTGCGACTTCGTTGGCATTCCGAACGGGGTTACGGTTGACTCGGAGATCGCTTCCCGCGCGGTCGTCTACCCTGGATGGAAAGGAAACGTCTGGGTCGGAATCAAGCAGATTCTCGCTAAAGAGCAAGTCGAAATGGCCTTGGTATTTGACCGAATCCACGTTCGTCCACTTCGCAAATTGGTAGCCCATCTCGATCGATCCACGGCTGAATCTTTCAGCATCGAAGGGTCCAATGCTGCACGCTCCATCGACATTTCGTACTATAACCACGAGTACGGAATGCAGAAGGAGGTCTACCCTCCGACACTTGATGACGCCACGATTTTCCAAGTGGACGCGGGAGAAACCATTGTTTTTCAGGAACGACTAAATGCAAGTCTGTTCTCGGTAAATCAACCCGTTGTGCAAGATTGGGTTGACGATGACCGGTACGACGGCACTAATGGTGTTTACTCTGTCGTTGGAAATGACGGTCTGCCGATTACGGCTGCACAGTGGCTCGCGCAGGGCGGAAGCGTCTCTGTCGCTATCACCGATGACCCCAGCATCATCGAGGTTACCGTACGCGGCGCTAATATGCCTGACTATGCTCCGTACCGCATTGCTATGTCATCTGGCTCTGGAAACTACTACAACTCGCTCCACATCACGGGCGAGGCTATTGTCATGTCCGAAGAGACGGTCAACATCAAGACTGGTGTTACAAACGTATCGAGCAGCGATGAAGTCGGGGTTGTTGTCAAGAACCCGTTCATCAGAACTAGAGAAGAAGCATATTCTCTCGGAATGATTGTCGCTGGCGCATACGCAGGATTGAACTACACGGTGTCCGGAACGGCTTTAGACCTTAACCGGGGCGAGGGTTCCCGAGATGTTATTCAGGCGACAATTGCTGACTTTAACCTCGCTGTTGATTCTGGGACAACTATTGCTACGTTTAACGCGGAATGGTCGGGTCGGGACATCGCTGCTTTCAACGTGTACTGGCAAGAGCAGGTCGATGCACTCTTCGGTAACCAGTTGTTCGGGAACGCCATTGGCGCGCGGGTTCTTGGTGACAAGGCTAATTTCAGGATCACAACGGCTACGACGAAACCAGACGTGATCGATTATACGGCCAGCCTGGATACCATTGTTTCAGACTTCAACAACGCATGGCCCGAGGCTGAAGTCCTACGCACGAACCTCGTGCCGAACCCGAAGCCGCTGCTCGGCTCGGGGGGCGTGGAGTACCGGCGGAACTACATGCTCGACCCGGTGCCCGGCTCCTACAACTTCGCCAACGGCACCGGTGGAGCGTCCTCGGCGTCGACCATCACCGGAGCGACGGACGGCCCACTGTCAGGCGTGACCAAGTACCTGCGCCGCACGATCACCACCGCCAAGTCCAGCGGCTACTACGGCTGGTACGACTACACCTCAGCGCCTGGCCCTGTGGCGATCGGGGAGAAATGGACCGTCTCGGTCTACGTGCGCTCATCCGTCGCATGCACGATGCACCTGGATGTCTCGGGGCGCACCGGCGGCACGGCGCAGGGCACCATCGCAGCAGGGGTGGCGACGGCCGTGCCCGCCGGCGAGTGGGTGCGCCT